GTTTCCGTGTGCGCTCAAAAAAGGTGGGGGTCATACGATCGCGCTTACCACTATTACACTTAATGCAAGCTGCAACCATATTAGTGGCTTCATCTGTGCCGCCCTTGCTGATGGGTATCAAGTGATCCACAGTATTGGCTTCTTGTCCGCAGTAATGGCAAGTGAAGTAATCGCGTTGTAATACCTCGCTTCGAACGCGCTGATAATACGCTGTGTTGTATCGCTTGTGACTCAATGCCAACCCTTGCGCTCGAAGTGATTGAGGGCATCACAACTATCTTTGTATCTGTGATGGATATATTTAATGGAAGCTTTGATTTGTGCCTGTGGGCTTAGGTCTCTATACCAAGTGGAACGCATTTGGCCCAGCCCATAATGAGAGCCATTCCTAGCCTTTGGATTCCATCTGCTCTCATAATGAATGAGCCAGTTAAAGCATTGAAACTCTCGCCAAGTAAGAAGGTTATAAGCATATAGTTTTAAATTCATATCTGCTTTTGACGGCGTTGTATTAATTGTTAATAGTAGAGCTGCAATTAGCGTCGTAGCCATCAGGCGAAGACAAAGGCCCTCCCTCAACCTCCGCTTAAGGGCCAGCTCCGCGCCCGCGCTTTGGCGAAATGGTAGCAGGCTTGTCAAGTAGGCTAACATAACCGCAGGTCAGAGCCTTTCCATAACGTCACACAATTCATTTCCTAATTCATATGGAATCATAGATCGTAATCTGGCATTTCGTAATTTACCTGTCCCACCGGCATTTGTACCAGCTGGAGAGGATTCGTGACAGTCAGCCATCGGCCTACACATTGGCCTACTTACCCAACCTTCAACTTGTCCCCACACATCAGTCGGTTTCATTCTTGTATCTCCATATTGGCAATAAGTAATGGTTGTTCGAGGGTATTTAGCCATAAACTCTTGTTTTCTCAACATTCCTCTTGGATTTTCTAGTACCCACCCTTTTGGCTGTAAATCTTCGATGAGTTTTAATGTGTGTTTAATCAATTCAATGGCTTCATAAACGCTAGGGTGTTTCGGTACTGGCCCATTTGGCGATTTTGCCCAGTATTTCCATAACGAGGCAACTGAAAACTTCTGACAAGGTGGAGAAGCCCATATGAAGTCAGGACGGCCGTACTTGCTAATTAACTCATCAGCCGTCAATTTCAATATATCCCTCTCATTAGCCTCAAAGTGTTCATCGAGTTCTACTTTAATTACCTTATGGCCTTTATCCTCAAAAGCCTTTGTGGCTGACCCAGTACCAGAAAAGAAGTCAAAGACAATCACTCCAACTCCAATACTTTCCGCACATCAATCTCTTGGCTTCCATTTAATCCAATTATGGCTTCTCTTAGCTTCTCACGTCCATCCCCGTGAAACTTCGTCATTAAGAATGGCTCTGACTGGCTACCTTCCAACCAATCTATTGGCTCACCATTGGGATCAATAACTAACTCATCAACGTAATTGAATTTATCCAATATCGCATCAACTGACGATTCTCTTACCGATTCAACTATCTCACTTGGGACATTGGCTTTCACCCAATCAATGAACTTCTTATCTGACTTAACAACCCACTTAAACTTCGGCTTACTGGTTGTTATGTAGGCAACCACCTCATCGCCTAATTCAGCCTTTACTCGATCAGCGCCGAGTTCATTCATCTCAGCTTGCAACTCAGCCCTCAGTTCGTCCTTCAGGCGCTTTGCTTGGTCTGCCAGCAGGCTAATCGCTGCTAGTTTCAGACTCAGATCCTTGATTGCCATCTTGCTCCCTTTTCTTTGCTCTGTTTAACCGGACTTCTAATGAAGCCAGATTTACCCCCATATCTCGGGCAATAAATTCTTTGTCAAAGCCCCACTCAAGTAGCTGTTTAATATATGCAATCGAATGGGGTTTTGGCATTACTTCTTCCCTGCCCAACCATCGCCTTTGAAGTGTGCTGGGGTGGCTTTGAACTGCTTACGCATCTCAACTCCACAATGGCCGCAGTTAATCTTTGGGTTGACGTATATATGAAAGAACTGCTCAATAACGTCCCCACAGGCCGGACATTCAAAATCATATGTCGGCATCAATGAACCTTTCAAGTGTGGCATTGCCGTTCCAATAGCGCTCTTTGATGCGCTCTTGTCCATCGGCTATTTTACAGATTCGGCACTTAGCTGCCTTCATCTTGTAATTACCGCATTGGTCGCAACGCGTTATCTCGTCCTCTCGACTAATCACCCTGTCAATTGGATCAAATAACCGCTGCTCAAAGCAATTCTGACACTCCATCAACCAGACCCAATCACCCTCTTGAATCTCTGACTCATACTTGGTGATGTAATGATGCGGTGTCACCTTCTTACAAGGCCCACACTTGAATGGGTGCATCTCGTTAATCACTTCTGAAACGCCCACTTACCATCTGATCCGATTTTCAGCCATCGAGCCGGACATTGAGCCGACTTATTGCGTTCGGTGCAAACCCAACCGCGATACTCCTTGCCCTCTTTATTGCCCTGCTTGAGAATCATTGGGCCGTGATTGCAGATAGGAATCTCGTCAATTATTTCGGCCCCGAATTCCTCTGCGATAGCCGTAACGTCCCAGACAATCGGTTCAGGATCGTTGGGGCGTTGCTCTTTAATGAACTCTGCAAGCTGAGGTTTTGTTGTCTGTATTGGCTTCTTAGGTGATCCGCTTGGCTTTGCAAAGAAGCCAGCGAGATTGAGAGCTCTGCCAAGTGAGCCTGTCTCCGCAAGTTCCAAAGCATATTGTTTCTGCTTCGATTCGCTGCTAAGTCCCGTCGTCCAAGCCGCAGCATCAGCCTCAGTCCTGTAAAGCTCAGTCTTAACAATATAAACATCGCAATTCGGCGTAAGTGACTCCTCAAGGACGTGAGTCTTAATACGATAATCCGGATAAGCATTGATAAACTCCCTTAAGCGGTCTTGAACTGAAACATAATCATCAAGATAGTTCGACATTTAATTTCTCTCTCCCTGCGAATTCATCTATCGCATATTCCAATTGTTCTTTCAAAGACCAGAACGTTCCGTCCGGCCAGTTCTGTGCTTCATTTGCACAAGGTTGGCAATAGAAGCGCACCTGCATACGCCGCGTTGGCGTTTCAGACTGCACCTTCCATACAGCTGGCACTTGGGCTTTGTGATGCCAAGTCCCATCTTTCAATTGTCCCCATCGCATTTTGCAATAGTCACACCATTGGTGCTGGTTATGATTGCGAGTCAGACTCAACGTCGTCCCAATCTTCTGGTGTTGAAAATCGGCATCTGCCCAAGATAGCGGCGTATCCAATGAGATCGAGATACGAATCTTCGCGCTCTGGACTTTCCACCATTCTTGAGAGTTTGGTCGCGATAAATAGCAGCGCCACGTCAGCTGGGTCTCTGAGCTGAATACCGAGCAACCTCGCGATTTTGTAAATGCGTAATAGATTGTGTCTCGGATCGCCATATTCAAGCCCCCTGTCGTCGAGGGTGTCACCAGCGTCCGAGAGCCAGTCACTTAAGGATCTCTCTGACATATTGATTCGAGGCCCTTCCGCGCTTGTAACCTTCGTTAAATGCTTTGGCTTTGATGCTCACATAAACGCGATAACCAAGCCATAGCGTTGAACAATAAATTGCAAAGAAAACGCCCTCATTGAACATCGGCGTTCACCCCATAACGATCAAGCCAATAAGCTGAGATTTCTTCTCTGCTCAATCGCCCTCTTACTGATTTTCTACCTAACGACTCAATGGCATATCGGCGAATTATTTGGCCTTTGACGTAATTCTTACCATCAGACCAAGCGCCCGAAGTGCTATCAAATCGAATTACTGCTGGATTATTTATCACTTACGCTCCCGTTCTGTAATCCATAATTGGATTTACGGGATAAATCTATTTAATTAAATCCATTTACACAAGCAGCAGCTCGGAGTGTCGCAAGTCTAAGAACCCACAGAGCTTCTCCACTAGCCCTTTATTGGCGTAATCGGTCTTATCTGGAAGGGCCTTTAATTGCCACTCAGGCTCGTTTATAGCCCCTAAGTCGAACTGATAGACCCCTTGTGGGGTGGAGTTGATATACAGCGTCCTAGCGCCCGTTCTAGCCCTTATTTCGGCCAGATAATCCCACTTCTTCTTCTCAATCAATAGTGTGGGGTAATGGGTGCGGCGGCACTTCATCTCAATATAGGAGTCGCTAGTGATGCCGTCGTGGCGGTCGGTTGGTGAGACTGACGTTAAGTCCGGATAAATCGACTTTAGCGCCTCAAAGAGTTCCACCTCGCGAAGGTAAATTAGTCGTCCTCTTCCCAATCATCGAGCGGATTTTTTATTGGGTCGCTCGGATCAACAATCCAATCAGGGTAAGAACTTCTATCCATCGCAAAGGCGAGAGCTGTGCCTTCGTCCATTCCGGCTTTTCGGCAAGCGTCATAGACTTCTTTGGCAGCAATAGCCCAGAAATCCAGCTTGGTAAGAATTGGCTCCTTCGTCGTTTTGCGACGTTTTGCCACCTTCTTCGCCGGTTTCTTAGCGCGCTTTCTTGTTGCCACTTCTAGCCACCTTTGCCGAAAGGGCTAATTCTAACTGAGACTCCATCTTGTCGAGGCGCGACACAATGGGGAGATTCTCAAGTTTGATGATGTATCTCAGTCCGGCGATAAGTAAGCCGATTGATCCGAGAACGCTGGCGATAGTCGCGGCGAGGTCGGAGGCTGCCATTATTTGATTTTGCCGTAACGCTCGTAATTAGGGTTGAGCCAGTTAATCACGGAAGGCAACACACTCACAAGTGCCGCATTGAGAATGTAATCGGGTTGAAGTCCTACTGAGAGATATGTCGAGAGAGCCGTCGCGACGAATGTTTTCGCCCACGTTCCCGCCATCAGTTTCAATTCTGCCATTTTGTCTATCTCCTTCGAGGTCGAACCAGCTGCCGTTTTTGTCTCCCAAAGTTGTAAAGCTGACGTGAAAGTGCGACCGGTGAGGGTTTGCACCTCTGTATTTTCTGCGCTTCCAATTCATAATCGGACTCATAATTTGGCCGTCATAGATAATGTATTTGATGCGCTTATCGCCTCGCTTGGCGCATTTGCGAATCTTCTCAACAAGGGCGTAAGCCTCTTCCTTATGAGCGCCAAGATCAGCATCTAAATCTAATGCGCGAACAATCCCGTTCTTGTCGGGGTTGTGGTCTGACTTACGAGCTGAATGCCGAGTGTCGCCAATCCAACCATCGCTCTTGCGGTCGCGATCCATATACATATCGTCCACTTGCTCGCGCAATTGAATTCCGGCTTTGCAAAGTTTAGGCATTATCTTTATAGATTGTGCTAGATACCTAGAGCGGTCTTTAAGTCTGTGAGGTTAAGACCAACGCTAGCCAACTTTTCTTCGACTGTTGGCTCTGGTGGGATAACTGTGCCATTGTGGGCTTCGATTATTGGCTTGGCTTTGGCTTCATCATCCAAATCAATTTCAATGTTTCTATTGCCATTTTGAATGATTTTAGTTGCTTTGATGCCTGCTGCCTTTAATTCAGCCAATAATTCTGCACCATTAAGATTTGTAGGTTTATCAAATTGTTCCATCATTACCCTATCTTATACATTCCGAAGCTTGAATAACTAGCCCCACCTAAATAATTTAACGCTCCACCGCTTGTCTGTTGAGTCAATACTTCAACATAATCAGTAGCAACTAGTTCAACTACTCCGCTAAAAGTAATTACGCAAGAGCCAGTATCAGGAGTAATAAAATTGTTAAATAGTTCAGAGGTGCGATTAATTGAAATTGTGAATCTTCTATATCCTGTTGTATTTCCACTATAGCCGCCAACTGCATAAACAAAATACTTGCCGCCTTGACCAGATGGAACTGTCAAACGCTCGGTGTTTGTTACTGTGCTATGGAAGCTATTAGTGTCCCAACTTTCGCTATCAAAGGTTGGATAATAATCAGTCGAATTGGCAACGCTTTGAGCTGCAGAGTTATAGACTTGAACACCCACAAAAGCAGAACCTGCTGCTCCCCATTCTGGAGCTGTTGCCCCTGAATTCACTTTAAGGACTTGTCCAGCAGTTCCAATTCCTAATCTCGCTACTGTGTCGGCAGCTGTTCCATAAAGCAGGTCTCCAGCAGTAGTGATTAAATCGGTTGAGCTGTTAGTGATGACTGGTATTGGGCCTGTTCCTGAAGCAATAGAAATTCCTACTCCAGCCTGAACTTCAGTAATATCTCCAGCAGCGGCGGCACTCCAAGAAAAATCTAAATCAGCATTGCTTGCTTTGCTTAATATCTGTCCAGTCGTTCCACCTTTGAGATCAACAAGCGAGGTATCTATCGCGCTGCCTAGCGTTCTAATCGCTAAAGCGCCGTCCTTTACAAGGTCGGTGTCGTCGGGCGTCTCCCACCCGAAATTCGTTGTCGTTGCCATTAACTAATCACTCCAATCGCGTCCTGCCATTTTAGGGTATTAAGCACACTATTCCAGCTTTCTGCCGCATTGACTTGGTTCCATCTTTGGGCGATTGCCGAGAATTCTGTTGGTGAAGCATTAAGCGTTATTGACAGGCCCGAGACTGAGGCTCTGAATGTCCAGCCTTCGACATAACCGGTGAACTCGCCACCGAGCAATTGTGGCGGAAGGTTAGTGATGCGAACGGGTTGGCCCATAAAGATAGATAGCAGCGCATCGCGGTCGCCGTTGTCCATCTCTGGATTTTGAATCGGAAAGGTGATGGATTGGAATAGGTAACGAGGATAGGCGCGAAGCTGTATTACTCGATCCGCCATATCTTCGACGTCTGCCGCGCTCTTGACATAGCTTGAGAACTGCTCCGCATAAAGGCCATAGGTGGCCTGTGAGTCAGAATCTTGGGCGATATATTGGCTGTTAAAGTTGTTGCCGTAATCAATGATAACTTTATTGGCTAATTCGCCCTGTCGCTGAACAATTCCAATTCCTGCGCCAATTGCGTGATTGGCATCGAGGTCGGTGTATCCGTTAGCCACAAGGTAATCCTGCCGATGGCTGGCGTCAGCGTAACCGATAAGGCCATTGGCATCTTCATATAAATATCCAAGAGCTGAGGAAGCGATTTGATTGGCGATGTTGGAAATCACCGCGTCGGTAAGTTGGCGACTTACCATCGTATATTCACCGGCATCAATATCACCTAAACCAATATTTTCAGCATTAGCCCAAGTCTCTGTCGGATCATAGGTATTCCAAGTTTCGGCAGCTGGGACTTCGTTCCAAGAGTTGAGCAGTAAATCGTCGAGCAAATCTTGTATCTGTGCGCCGTCTAATCCTTCGGCTAGGTTGCCATCAAAGGTTGCCCTTTGTAATCTGCTAAGAGGGCCAATGGCTGTGATGTTAATCGTTGTAACTGCCGCAGCGTTACCAGCTGAGGTGACGACTTGGCGAACGTCCGAGATGCGACCGCCAAAAATAGGCACATAAGTAGCGGAAGTATTTTGAACTTCGATGAGGATTGAGGTATTGACTGTGAATGAATAAACTGTGTTATCGGTGTTAATAAGACGAAGTGAGCAATAACCAGCAGGGGTTGGCGAGTTGATGTCGGTTCTGCCTGTTGTAATTTGTAGGTCAGCCAAAGTGACTGAGGTGACCTCTGTGCCATTGGCTTTAATTCGCCATACGGGTGTCCAAGCTGTCATAAGATCTGGGCGTTAGACCTTAAATCGCCAGCGCCAGTTGTGCCGCGATTAGTGGAATTGTTGAGGGCTAGAACGACTGCTCGGGTGAAGCCTTCCTCGTCAATAACGCTCGGAGCATTGACATTAATAACAACGTTGCCCTTTTCTTCACCAGCTCGAGCAGCTGCTACGTCAAATCGGCTTCCGACTGTGATTGGTGCGCCAGCAGGGCCGCCACTTGGGTAGGTTGGCATTACTCCCGTCGTTGCCGTGACCTTTGGCGTTGCGGTCGTTGTCGTTGTTGTAATGGCTGGAATTTTAGGAGTCGGGGTTGTCGTTGAAGCGCCACCGGTGCTCATTGAGATATTACCCATTGGGCCAGTTGATGCGCCTGTGCCTAGAGTCGGTATTGTTTTAATATCTGGCAGAATTGGAATTGCATTGTAAGCGCGGATAACTGCGTTGATTGCGTTAATCGCATCGTTCACTAATCCCTTAACCTTTGTAACAACAGTTC